GCCAGACTTGTGACTGTCTTCTTTGTAGTTAGAGCTTTAGAGTAAGATCTCCAGTGCTCTAACTACATCTACCTCATGTTTAAGTATGTCCAGTAGCTTAAAATTTGTTTCTCCTATAGCATGTATAGGTATCCCAAACGCTTTGGCCATCATCAACTTAGTATGAGGTATGTCACTGCGGTATAAACCATACAAACTTGCTTTTAATCTATTGAGTACATCGGGCTTAACTTTCGTTATTTCTACCCCGAATGTCCTACTAATAGACAAGCTATGTATTGCCTCTACTGCTTTCTTATATATCTTGTGTTTGTACACTGCATCCACAACTACCTTACATATTTGTGTTGCATAATCCCATGCTCCAGGCATAGGAGTTTCTAAGTCCTTTTTCTGTTTCTCGGATACTTCTCGCCTGGAGTGCTCCTTTTGTTTTATTTCATGTTGTAGGCTGTCTGTCGTGATTTCCAGAGACAGCCCACCCATAGATACATGTGTCCGTTCTATTATTGCTAGATCCTCTAGAGTTACATCCCATTTATGACATAAGTACTCATATTGTACACGTTTGAGATCGTCCGCTGTACCCTGCACCATTCCTCTTTGTTTAGCCTCTTCGATCCTAGTAACTATAGCCTGTTGCAATGGTAAGATTTTGTTCGGCACTGCCATTTCTGTTGGTCCGTGTACTAACGTAGCTATAGCGCGACTTAGGTACTGACCGCTACCTCCATCATAGTGGTCTACTCTCAGGAATTCAGCAACAGAACCTAAAAAACACTTAGACATCTGAAATCGTACATTGTGCACTTCAGCACCGGCTACCAATGCTTGTACTTGTTGTAGGCTGTCAACAGCAGCAAGTACGTCATCTCCATTATGTGTAGCGACTAATTCATTGCCCTTAGTCAACAGTTGGATATAAATATAGTTAAGTACTGTATTCATAAAAGTCGTTAGCCGCCATCCAGACAATAGCGTACCTGTCGTCTTATAGTAGTTGTCGTGACCCTGTTCTTTAATATAACAAGAATCTAATGAATGTAAAATCCATGGAAATACTTTACGCTGCTCTGCAGACATCTTTTTTCCAAAAACTGCAAAATAAGCTTTCAGTACCTCTCGCATGCTCTCAACAGAATGCTGTGAGTTGAAGTCCTCA